AGCGCCAACCTGGTTCGGGTCTGACTGGGCATGCTTTACCGCCAGCTCTTTACTGGCCTGCCATTTATCATCCAGCCCGGCCTCGATCTGGTCGCGCTCGTATGACATGAAGGATTGCTTCTGGCCAACGCGGACACTCTCCGCGTCCTGCATGAAAAGACTTTTCTGCCTGTCGTTGCCAAGCTCACCAATGAACTTGTCGCGTATCTTCTGCGCTTCAGCGTCAGCCCACTCGGCCGCACCCTTTGCATTGCTGCCTTGCCGCTGTTTCACCTGGTCCTGAATGGACAGCATGGCCTCACGATACTGGTTCTTCTTGTCGAACACCGCAGCCGCATCATCAGTTTCCTGCTGGCGCGCCAAGCCCTCGGCAACATTGTCCAGTGTCTTGCCAGTCTGGAGCGCCTGCCTTGCCTGCACTGCGCCAAAGGCATCAGCATCAGCGCCACTGATCCTTTGCGTGACCATGCGCGCATTGGGCAAGCCCTGCTGGTTTACTTGCGGTTCGTCATAGGTGCGGACTCTTGGCATTACTTCCAGCTCCAGCCTTTATCAATGCCGGGCTTGATCCTGCTGCTCCAGTTATCGCTCACATTCGCCGCCGCAGCTGTCAGCGCCGACATGCCGGGCTTGATCTGCTTGGCCTTGCTCTTGCTGAATGCAGCCGATGTCTTGAAGTCGTTGGCCTGTGACTGGTAATTCATGCCCTCGATCTGGTGTCCCCATGCTTCACGGCCAGCATTGGATCGCATGGTTTCGGCGTCATACTTGCCCATGAAGTCAGTGTCTTCCAGCAGACTGAGTGCAGATCCTTCGCCAAGTGAAAGGCCGTTCGCCGCCAGTCGTGATTGCTGCTCTCCTTTCATGGCGGCAACCTTGCGCATGTGATTCTGCGCCTCGACCTCGCCCCGCTGTTTCGCGTCAGCAGCAGACTGATCCGCCAGCATGCGGTTGTTTTCCATCACCTTGGCATTGTTCTTGGCGACAGATTCTTCGTACTTCAGCGCCTCCTTGTCTGCCTTTGCATCAGAGTAAGCGCCGTATGCAGTGAATGCCATGCTGGCAGCTGACACAACGAGCATCGGGTTACACATTGCCGGACCTCATCGAGAACGGGAAAAAAGGGCTGCCGCTGTACGGATGCGGCGTCGCATCCCCGAACCCGAAACCAAGTCGCTTGAGCCACCGAATGCTTTTGACATTGCGCACATCGACCATGTTTTCCAGTTCAGGGAACAGTGACAGCATTGCCGGAATGTACTGCCTGGCCAGTCGTACAAATGGGACAGTTACAGCATCGCATCCGGTTGTGCCAAGCAGCCAGGGACTGCCGGTCCCTCGGATCATTGATACCGGCGACACGCCGAACACAGCAATCGGGACGCCGTCACATTCAGCCGTCCAGCAGACAACGCTCAGGCGTATTGCTTCAAGGATTGCCGCTTCCGGTTTCTTAGGTGTGCTCGCTTCGAGCTCCAGCCGGTCCGCTTCCCGCAGGTCTGCTGCAATCGCCGCCGCATCCTCCAGTACCGCAGGCCTGACGCTGACCTCATGCGTCGATGGCGACTTCATACGAAATCGACAGGACGATCGCCGGGAGCGGGTCGTCACTACGCAGGATCAGCGTGCCCTCATCACTCCAGGCAGGCAGCAAAGGAACCTCGATCACGCCGTTTTGTAATGCAGGCGGGGATCCATACATTTCATCTGATCTTGTTGTTGCATCGACCAGATCGTCCGTATCTGGACCGACCTTCAGGCCGGAAGTGTTTTTGACCTTGAGCCAAACGCGGTTGATTGCTTTCACATTGCCCACGCCACCGTCCTCGACCTCGAATACCAGCGGCATGGTTTCTGCCTGGGCAGCGATAGGCAGGCCAACATGGACCACTTCGGCTTCATAATCCAGATCGATAGCGCCATCAGTCACGGTCACTTGCGGATGCACGGCGCCATCGGTCAGCACTGATACTGTCTTGCCTTCAAGATGCCACAAGCCAGACAGCGAAGTGACTGCTGCGCCGCTGTAAGACAAGCCGGAATCTACCTGGAATGCGTTGGCAATCTCTGAAATCTGGCGCATGTTAGCCAGGCGCTCTACGGTCCTGACAGTTTCGCCATTGTCATCAGTGCGTCGCACAACAAAATACACTGCATCCTCGTCACCTTCGACAACAGTGGTCACGCTCTCGAAGTAGCCTTCGCTGGTGTCGTGCTTGGCAAAGGCAATCACCTTGTGCTCAGGCATATAGGTGCAACTTATCAGCTCGCCGGAATCCATGACCACCCACAGAATCGGGATAGGGACACGCTGGAAAGTCATGTCCACCACCGCCTGATCCTGGAACAGGTGCGGCGCCATGGCGGTAATGTCTGTCGATTTGTACGATTGGCTTTCCCAGCTGTACGCCAGTTCGCGCAGGGACCACCCGCCTTGTTGCACATAGATCATCGAGCCGGCGGTCAATGCCGGGGTGACTGCGCTTGATCCGCTGAAAGACTGGGTGCGGACCACCAGACTGGAAGGCGTGATCGGATCGCCATTGGGAGCGTAGGCTCGCCACTCGGCCGCACTGGTCAGGATAATCAGGTCATTCATCGGCACAACATGCAGGATCGAATTATGATCCCGGCTGGCCATGCGGAACCGGATCGCGTCGGAATCGCGCGACGGCACAGACGACAGCAGGTTTGACTCCGTGCCTGTCTGCGTCATCCAGATCGTTTGCGGGTCATTGGTCGTGGCCCCGAATATACGGCGCTGCTCGTAATAGGTGCAGCATCTCGGATAGTCGCCAGCCGAATCGAATGCCGCTTCCGCTTCCGGAGCTGTGCGCGTGGTGTCAGGCGTGATGTTGTTGTCCACGAACGATGTCGATGTGGTGCGCCCAATGTAGCCGTACACGCCGCCAGGTATCGTGGATTTGTAAACGCGGTAATAGCTGGCGCCGGAAACAGCTGACCAGTAGATTGTGTTCTTCGCGCCGCTGATCCCCAGGTTGTTATCCACCGTGGAAACACGGACCTTCACTGTCCCGGCAAAGGCCGCTAAGTTTGCCGACATTGCACTGGTATCGACATCGACCGTCACGGATGCGCCCGCGCTTACGGAAACAACATCCAGTATCTGCCCGTTCATCAGGTTATAGGCAATAACCTCATCAGCTGACCCGGCGGCAGACAATCCGATCAACTCTATGCCGGACCCGGCGATGATACCTGTCGTGCTGTTGATGCTGATTACCGCCTGCGAGGCATCGGTAATCTGTGTCACTGTCGCATTGGTGACGGTTGATGTCCCCTGCTTGTTATACAGCGCCACACCAGAAGGCGCGCTTTCCTCGTCCTCGTCGTTGACGGCAGCCACCACATAGCCATTGAACATGGTGTAGCCGCCGCCAGATGGAACTGTTGCGCTAACATACGGCCTTGACTCAAGGGATCCGGCAGGCGCCGGCAGTGAAGCACCAAAGCTGATCGTGGCCAGCTGCCAGTTGGTGGCGCCAAGCCGGGACAGTTGCCTGGGCGCATAATCTTCGTGCGTCAGCGTCAGTACATCCGAGTTCTGTACAAACCGGATCTCGAAAAGATCATCGGCCTGATATGGCGTCGTCACCTTGTAGGCTGTCGCCATGGCGGCAGATGTCACTGTTGCTGTGAGCCCTGTCGTAACAACCTGGTCGCCGTTCATCTGCAACAAGCCGAATGTATTGGCGGTTGAATCCACTACCTGCAGGAATCGGCCATTCAGCATGCTGGCTGCCGTGCCGGTTATCCCGGTGAAGTAGACCATATCACCATCACTGTAACCGTGGCTGGTCTTGGATACTGAAGTCGAAGACCCGCAGGTAATGGATGTGATTGTCTGGCTGTCGTTCAGCAGGGTCTGGCCATCGGTGTGGAAATGTATGTATTCGTGCCCGAACTCCAGAATCATTGTCTGGTCGTTCGACCACTGGAAAGGCAATAGCCTGACAGCCTGACTTCCGTCCCTGCCGTAATTCACAAACTTGGTGCCAGGTCTTGTCCTGATCGGGCCATGCGCCAGCGGGATCCAGTTGCGGCATTCCTTCAGGGACATCATGAACTTGTCGAGGTCCATGCGCCCCATTAGCTCGGGCGCAATCTCACCCCCGGCAAATGATCGCGTGAGGGTTCTTGTGACGGTCATCGGTCACTTATCCAGATCGGAGTGTGCCCCGCCTTTTTCCGTGCACTGTTTGCATTCAGCGCCATGGCCTGCATCATGGCCTGCTCGTACCGCTTGCCGCAGTAGTTGCGCAGGGAGGCATCGCCTTTTACAGTCGCGCCAGTCAGCAGTTCAGACAGCTTCCAGCCAATCGCATCGACAGCGGACGGAGTGTACTTCGTGGTATCCGTCACCCGGGCAATGTATTTCAGGATGGCGTTTTCTGTATTGGTGTACAGGTAATCGCCTTCGATCTCGTAGTTGTCGCGCTCTTTGTACTCGTCGCCGTATTCTTCAGGCAGGATCGATAATGGGCGCAGCATGTCGGACGGGATCGTATAGGCATACTCCCATTCGCTGGGCGGCTCGACGCCGGTCGGCTCAGTCATGGTCCAGCGCTTTATCGCAAAAGACCACGGATAGGCTTCCAGCACATGGTCGCGGGCAATCGGGTAGAACCGCGCACAGGCTGCAGCATGTGCGCCGCCGTCTGGTGGGCTGATCGATACAACATCAGCCTTGTGGCCAATGTTGCTCAGTGATGTGTTGCAGATGTCAACGGCAGACGCCATTGCTATTCTCGTTCAATAAGCATGTCCGCCATTGCCTGCGGCAATTCATCAGCAGACTGGTAGATGGTCCATGTGCCATCGCCATTGCTGGTGCACAGGATTGCACCCTCTTCCTCGATGATCTTGTTGCGCTCTTCAAGGCTGGCTGCAATTTTCATGTCAATAACCTCACGGTCGACGCCATCAGCGTGGTCAATTCCGACGATGTGTTTTGTGCAGAAATCGACACATAAAGACTGTCCGCATCCATAGTCACGCCGCCAGCAAGCGTGGTGTCAGCCAAGAACGCAGCTGATGTCTGAATAAACGACGCGGCAACATTCGTATTTAGCTTGCGTATCGTTGTGCTGTTTACGCGCTGCACCAGTTGGCGCATATATGCACTGGTGTTTGTTGTCGCCGGCTGCGCCACAGCAAACACGATGTCGTCGCTAGTGGTTCCGGTTGTGCCGATCAGTCCGCGAATCGTGGAAGTAGCCACATTGTTGTTTTTCGATACTGAATAGGAAAAGTCCAGCAGATCGCCATTCTGGATCGCGCCGGGCGGCAATATGTTGCTTGTGTCCAGCACTTCGTGCGATCCGCTTGCAGACTCAAGGCCTGCTGCCCTGGATATTAGTGTCACGGAACCGCCGACCGCTCTCCACCGGACGCCGTCGCAGTACCAGTAGGAACCGCCGGCTATGCCAATGTCTGTAATGTAAGCAGTCGCCCCGGCAAGTGAAGATGACGCCGTCGGCTTATTGGCCCATGTGAAAGCCCCGAGGTAGTTCGGTGTGCCGACAATTCCGCCAACCTTTGGAAATACGACGCTCATTGCAGGTCAACCCATATGCCGGTTTGGGCCCCGGAAATTGTTGAATATGTGCCGGTCAGCGCAGTCATGTTGGCCCTTACAAACCGCCATCCGTTGATGAACGAGGCCCCGTCAGGCGTGCCGGCTGCAATCGCTGCGGCAAGTGAAGCGCCGGTTGCGGTTGCAATCGTAAGCGTAGCAACAGTCAGCCATGTGCCAAGGTCGCCAGTGTTGGAGACTTGAATGTCAATGGTTGCCGTGCCGGTTGAAGTTGATGTTGCGCCGTAGGCCTGCACAGTGCGGAACCCTTCGGCCATGACGGTTGTCCCGCCAGCACCGGTTCCTGTCGCCTCGCTTAATAGTTTGGCCATTTAGACCTCCGACTGTATGTCGCCTTCGAGCGACACAGTGCCTTTCTTTGCCATCTTTTTGGAAAGCTGCGACAACGCAATCGGCTCTACATTGTCTGGCGCCTGGCTTTCTGGCGCTGGACTGTCAGCCGGAACAAACCAGCTTCCAATCTTTGCGCCGTCAGGAATGTCGAAGACATCCCCTGGCCGCTTGCGTGAACCGTTATAGAAACCTAATTGCGTTGCGCGAACTTTCATGCTGTCACCTATCAAATGCCGTCAGGCGTGGCTACCCACTTGCTCGGGTCATGCGTCAAAAACGCATTAATCGCACCAGATGCAACCGCGCCATCCGTCACCATCCACAAGCCCATGAACTTCTGGTAAGTCGCCCATGGAAGTGCATAGATATAGGTTGTACCTGCAGCAATACCTGATCCGGTTGCAAGCGCTCCACTCGAAAGGTGAGTGGTTGTTGTGCCGCCAGTCAGTGCTTCCAGTGTTGAGGATCTCAGCTGGAACTCGATAGAAGTACCAGCTGAAGCGTAGGCAGTTGTCACCTGGATCACCAAATACATTTGGTCGCCGTTGCCAATGTCCTGGGTGGTTCCAACCAGATTCACAACATCGCCAATGATCTGGCTTACGCCAGTGCCTGCTGCCGCCGTTGCGTCACAGAACTCCAAACGATCATCGATATACATATCAGCTTACCCCGTTAGCAGTTGAACCTTCGGTATCGAGAATCGCATCGCAGCGACGGATCGGGATACCACGGAACGCAGTTACCATCTTGCCCTGCGCGTCGTCGACATTTGAGAATGCCATGGTGCTGCGAGTCAGTGACTGCATATCCAGGAAATCAAATGAAGTGCGGTTTGCGTAGAACGCTGCCCGGCCCATGTTCAGGTTCGGGATTCTGCGCATTGCTTTGCTCATCATTTCAACGATCTGAGGACCTGATCCTGCAGTTGCAGAAAGGTCTTCGCGGTTGAAGGCGATGCGAACTATGTAACGCCAGTCGCGTACATGCAGACCGCAATCCCATTTGTAATGGGTGCGATAGGCTTCGTAGCGACCGCCCTGGTGTGCACCGGCGCCGGCATACTCGCCAGCGTTTTCGACAGTCACCTGGCCTTTGTCATTCATCTGCAGGCCGCCTTTGCTGCCCTTTGGATAAATACCATGCACAGTGTTCGGGCCCCACACGATCAGCCAGATAGAGCTGTTCTCGGCTGCGCCGTCTGGTGCTGTTTCAGTCAGGCCGCTGCCGGTCACGATGTTGCCACCGTTCTCTGCAGACAGACTATTGAATCTTGGCGCCAGACCAGTGAAAGCCTCTGGCTCGGTTGACTCGTTGCCATAGAACAGTGTGCTGGAAAATTCCTGGTTCATGCCCTCGATGTGGGCGCGGTCTTCAGAAAGCCTGAATGCAGCAGTGTTGCCATTCAAGTCGGCCAGCGCCTTGTCGACTTCTGCATAGGCTTCAAGCATGCCGCAGCTGTCAGTGACCTGCACGGTACGAGACTTCGATGGCTGAACGCCGCCATACAGCTTGCGCCATGTTGGAGTCGGTAAGCCGGAGCGGATAGTCCCTCTGTGACCGGTTGGCAGATTGCCTTCGATCCAGACCATGTCGTCCAGAATTTCATTTGTTTGTGAAAGCAGTTCCGCGATTGTCGCGATCTTGCCATCGGGATCCATCCGCTTGGTTACATCAAGCAGGGTAGGATGTGTTGCAGCTAAAGTAGCCATGTGTCACCCCTTATTGCATAGTTGGATAAAGAATTTGCTCCGGCGTTCTGGACGCAGCAGAAGTTGCAGCGCCAACATGGAGCGTGTCGTCTAGCAAGGCTTTTCCAATCCGATGCGCGAACCTGACAAGCGCCGGGTTGTTGGTCATCCCGGTTTCTTCAAGTACCTGCATAAGACTTTCATCGCCAAAGGTGGAAATCGCCTTGCGAGCGACGGCAAGTGACTGCTGCAGGTTGTCCCCGCCCAGCTCTTTATCCGTTTTGATCTCTTCCACCCACTGTTTGCATGTCTCTGCCCATGTTTCCTGCAGGGTTGAAACGGTAGATTCCTGCGCCTTCTGGACCAGCTTGGCTCCAAAATCCGCATACTTCTGCGCTTCTGCCTGTGGCAGGTCATGCTCTTTTGCCAGTGCCTGGAACTCGTCGAGTATTTCCTGATCGAGGTCCATGCCTTCCGGCATCGTGAAGGGCTCGTATTGCTCGGGCGCGCCCTGCACTTCTTGCTCTTCACCTTCCGGTGAATCGCCTTTCGCATCCGCTTCCGCGAGTGCTACTTCTTGGCCGGTGTCAGTGGGTTCTTGACCGGTCAACAAAGATTCTGCCGGCAGTTCGCCAGCGGCTTCAGGTGTTGCTTGTGCGGCTTCTTCAGACATCGCTCTGCATTTCCTGCATCATCAAAAATGTTTCTTTCAGTGCCAGCTGGTGACATTCCCCCAGCATTCGCACCCCTACACTTCGCACCCCTTCAAGGAATGCCATTTCTGAATTAGGCCGGAAGGTTGTTCTGTACACTCCGGTCTGCTCCAGTTGTCGCCACATGAAGCGCCGGAACTGCGGGTGCTTCATTAGCCACTTGAAATCCTCTTCTCTCTGCTGCTTCTTGAGTTGGCCGGCCTTGTTCTGTTGCTCAAGTGCGGCATCAAGATCAAACGGATCGAGCGGGTCTTTCATTGCTGCACCCTACCGCCGGCAAAATTGTGTAATGGGACGATCACGAATAACCCTGCAAGCCTTGCATCAGTGTGTTCAGTGCAGTGCCTTCTTCTGCTGTAGTGGCGCCAGCCTTCTGCATTGCGCTGGCCATCTGGTCCATTGGCTGCGCCATTTGCGCCATTTGCGCCATCTGTTCTTGCTGCGCCTGCTTCTGCTGCCTGCCTGCCCGTATCTCTGCAACCGCTTCATCACTGCGGACAATGGCCGGATCCACGCCAAGCATGTCGGCATACACATCGATTGCCTGGTCAGCATCGAGCTTGTCCAGTGCATCAGGACTGAGTTGCGCCATCTGGCCGGTGAATGTGCTGAAGCGCTCTATTGATCCGAGGCCCAACTGCTTCTGCGCTTGCGCCAGTGTTGAAATGAAGTCGACCTTCAGGTCCATGTCTTTCAGTTCTTTTGGCGCCGGCGGTAATAGCGGGCCGGATGAAGTGACGGCCTGGGTGACGGCATCGAAGACAATGTCGATCAGCGGCTCGATCAGTTCGTTATGCAGGCGCTCCAGCACCGGGCCCAGCATCAGCATCTTCTCTTCGTGCCGCTCGTTTATTTCCCGCGCGGTCACGCCAGATCGATTGTCGTTGGCCATCATCAGGAACAGGTCGCTGAAGAAGATAGACTCGACCTGGCTGCGGGCATCAACGATGTCCTGTCCCAGTTCACGGATGTCCAGCTGCACATCGAACGCGGACTGGATCTTGCCGCTTGTGCTCATGTCTATATAGCTGATCCCGCCCGGAAGCGTGTTCACTTCCATGGTGCGGTAGCCTGCAGGCATCTGCAGCGGAGGGTTTGTCTTGTAGTCAATGGCTTGCGCCTTGCGCAGGTCCATGTGTTGCAGCTTCTTGATCGGGCCCATGGCTTCATGTGCCGGCCCTGTTCCATACACATCGCCGCCGCTCGTTACCCAGCGCGGGCAAAGGAACGGGAACTGGTCATAGCCTGACTCGCGCAGGACCTTGCCTTTGTCATTGGCGCCTGACTCGAAGTACACAGACAGCCAGCGCTTGTTCTTGGCATTAGGGTTCTTTACATCCCGCAGATCACGCGGCATCACGACATGCGTAATCGGAATCCATTGGTCATAGTTGCCGCGCAGGTAGGCTGACTTTACATTCTCGCTGCAGTTCTCCAGCCCGAACTCGCGGGCTATCTGCTCGACAGTCGCCTCATACTCTCTGGCGATTGTGTTCACATTGCCCTTTGCATCCTGGGCGATAGCGTACTCACCCCATGTCAGTGCATGCGAATGGATCAGACTGTCAAAGTCGCGGCACACATAAGCCGACGCGGTACCGAAAGCGCCAAGCTCTTCGTACATGGAATGCAGCGTCCGGTATAAGCCGGTGCGGGCAAACACCATCCGCATGACCTTGGCGGTCTTGTCCAGCCACAGCCTGACAGGGTCGAACTCCATTAGTGCTGGATCTGGCGTGGCCAGCCTGAACCAAGGACGCGCCGGCGATGTCATGCCAGCCATCATCCCGGCAGCCAGTACCCGGTTAGACTTGATTGCTGTGTTGTCGTACACACTGCCGAAACGGTTTTCGCCCTTGTTCCGGTCAGACAGATCGAACCGGCCAGCCCTCGGCAGAACATACTGCGCGCACAGTTTTGCCCGCGCGTCCCAGGATGTCCGCTCGTTATATAGCGCGGTCTTGCGCTTCTTCAGGCGCTCGGTGTCGATCACTTGCCACCCAGTAACGAAACGCCGCCGATGTTCTTCTTCAGCTTGTCGTCAGTTACGCCTTGGTTGCCAGTCAGCATTGACTCGCCCGGCCTTGCCGGTCCGCCCATGCCGCGTCTGTTGTTGCGGCGCTTGTCTGTTTCCTGCACCTCAACAGCTTCCTGCACGGACTTTTGTGCCTGCGGTGGCGGCGGTGGTGGTGGCGGAGCGATTGGCTTGGGTGCTTTTGGTTTTTTACCGAGACACATGGATCAGCCCCCCAACAAACCGGAGCCGCCAAGGTTCAGCTGGCTCGCGATGATGCCTTGGTTGGCAGTGATCTTTTTCTTTTTTGGCGCGACTGCAGAATCTCTGGTGCCTTGCTCTTGCTGTTCCTTGCCTTTGCCTGACTGCTTTATGTAATTATCGAGCACTCCTGCAACATACATCTTTGCGTCGTAAGCGCCTTGGCTGTAAGGGCGCTCGGCCTGCGCCTGCTTTCGGTAATTTGACGCCTGTGACTCTAATGATTCCTGATACCAGCCGCCTCTTGTTGACCCATACCCTGCCTGCGCCCGAAGTGCGTTTTTTATAATTTCGTCATCATTTAAGCCGGCCACCTTATTCACTTGAGCGGCAGCACCGGGCTCGCCTTTCGGCTTTTTCTTTACATCGGCCATGACAGCCCTCTGAAGTTAAAGTGACTTCAGCGGATCATAGGCAGTGCGATTCTGTGAAATGGGACGAACACTCTGGCGCTTGGCCACTGGGTGCGCGAATGACAGGACCAGCGCGTCGGCCTTGTTGGGCGACGGTAATCCGCGCGACTTCATATCCTTCTTCGACTCCAGCTGGATCACGCCGTCAGCCCTTGGCACTGTCTCGACCGATGTCAGCTCGTCCTGCAGTTCCGGGTCCTTGGGTATGCAGCCACCCTGCTGCAGCCACTCCTTTGCCAGCCCCCACATTTCTGCACGCTTGTTCAGATAGCCGGGCCGGCCTGACTTCTCTCCGAACCAGACCAGTGTCCAGTTGCGGTGCATGGTCCTGCCTGCGGATACAATGCCGGTGCCATAGCCGCCATCCACAAAAACAGCATCGGCATGGTGCTCGTCCTCCAGCTGGCCAAGGATGTTGGCAATCATGATGTCGTTGTCATTCTTGGGGATTGTGCGCAGGATATGGAATGCCAGCCCTTGTCGCTTGGCAATAACCAGCAGATCATCGCCTTCCCATGCAGGATCACAGGTCAGCACCACCGGCGCGAAGTTGTACTGTGCTGGCTGGATCTCACGACCATATGCCGCATCCACCACTTCAGATGGTATGAATTGCTTGGCCGACATTGTCGGGAAGATCCCGCGCACACGGACTTTCACGAAGTCGCTGTCCTCGCCATAGTCTTCGACCCAGCGCGCCATCAGTTCCTTGTTGGTCCCTTCCACTGTCCGGCTGTCGATCTGCCAGCACTGCCACCGGTGGCGGTATTTGCGGAAGCACTCGCGGAACCGACCGCTATTCCGTGTCGGGTTGCCCAGTGCCAGCCAGATGATCTCGGTGCGCTCATCGGTCAGTGCGCCTTCAGCCACTTCCCACACCTTGTCGGCAATAGCTGACGCCTCATCCATGACCAGCAGGATGCGCTTGCCCTGGTTGTGCAGGCCGGCAAAGGCTTCCGTGTTGTGCTCGGACCAGGTGATGGCGTCTGCCCGCCAGCTCTTGTCATGGCCGTCGTCCGTGCTGGATACGCTTGTCGCCGCCACACTGAACCACTTGTTGATCCCCAGCCTGAACCACTTGGCAATCTCTGGCCATGTCTTGGTGGCCAGCTGCTGCGCCGTGTTGGCCGTCACCACCACCTTGCAGTCTTCGCAGGTGTCCATGGCCCACTTAACCAGCATCGACACAAGGCCGGACTTGCCGATACCGTGGCCGCTGGATATGGCTATCTGGCACGGCTGGTAGCGCGTGGCAGGATCAGACAGGTGGCTGGCTATATGGCGCATCACATCCCGCTGCCATTGCCTTGGCCCATCATGGCCAGTCAGTTCGCCAGTGCCCCACTGATAGCAATACAGGGCGTGCCCTTCCGGATCATGCGTAAAGCCAGCGATGTCCTCGATCAGTTCAATCTCGGCCTGATTTTGCCCGCTCACGCGCTGCCCTCACCAGGTCGGCAATGCCGGTATCCAGCTTGCCATCAATCTCCAGTTTGTCGCCGTACTTCTTCGGAGCCCATTTGCCCAGCAGGCGCAGTCTTGAATCGATGCGCACCCGTTTATGCTGCACATCCCCGCCGTCAATGGCGCCGGTCATCGGGTTAATGCCGGGCGGCTCGTCAGCAATCTGGATGCACTCGTCCGCAATGGCGTCGTGTCCGATGCTATACGCACGCGCGGAACGGGCAGAAAGACCGTCCACATCATCAATCACCCAGCTCCTGAATGTAGATGCCGGAGGCAGATTAGGGTCTTCTTTGCAAATCGATGCGAGTGATTTTCCTTCTGCGATCTTCGCCAGGATAGTGTCAGCCGCCTCCCTTGTGTATGTGTGCGGCCTTCCTGTTGGCTTCTTGGCAGGGGTAACAGTCTGAGCCTTTGTATTGTTCTTGGGTGACCTTGGTTGTTTCTTGGCGGGTTTCTTGGGTTCCGGTTTTTTCTTGGCTGTCATACGGCGTCCTCATAGATCGATAACCTCTCGGACCAGACATAGGGATGGCTGTGCCCGCTGGCTATGTTGTGCACCGTGCTCTTTGGTAGCCCGCACATCCTGGCAACATGCCGGATATGCAGCCCCAGCTGCACGGCGATACGGATTGAAACAACATCATCGGCAGTCAATCGTGACCTCCCGCCTGTTCTGGTTTTGACTTGCATGGTTTCCCCCTCCATTCAAGTTTCCGCTTGTCGGTGGCGCACGAAACACACCACCCCCCCACAACGACCAGTGTCATGCCCCCGCATTTTGTGCACTCGGTCTGTTTTCTCTCTACCAGCAGCTGCAGGCAGGGCCGGCACAGCGGCACCCTGGCCTCCGGCGCAGGCATGTCCTCCCTCTCCTGCTGGCAGGCTGCGCAGATCACTGGACCTCCAGGTATTCGGTAATTGTTTCCTTGGCATGGAGCCAGCCCCAGCAGATGACAGCGGCGTAACCCATGCCGCCCATACGGTCCAGCCACTCGATCTGCTCTCTGGTTGGCTTGCCTGGCTTGTTGCCGGCGGTTGCTGGCGCCTTGAGTTCTATCCACAGGCCGTGCATGGTTCCGCGCGGAACAGGCAAGAACAGGTCAGACACCCCTGCCTTTACGCCCTGGCCTTTCAGTTTTGCTGCCGTGCGCGGATCTCGATGCCCGCCGTTAGGGATATGAAACAGGTAGTCGCCCACCTTCAGCCCGCCGGCGGTTGCCCAGCTGGCCCACTGGATCAGGCTGCGCTGGTGCATTTCCTCGATCGGTTTCACAGTGCAGCCACAACAACCAAAGTTATCGCGATACAGCACAGCGTGAAGGCTGCCGATGTAGCTGCCCTGCGCTTTGCAGACCCGTTACCGATATAAACATCAGCCCTGGTGTTGTCCTGTTTGCCTGGCTCGCACATCAGGCATGGCGTCCCGACAGGCTTCAGCACATTGTTGCAGTCGTCGCACCACTCATAGTGCGGCAGGGGTTTCATGTTCATGCGGACTCCTTTTGTTTTAAGTGTTCGACCAGGTTCTCTCTGAAGATTCTCCGCATTACCAGCTCCAGCAGCTGGTGCTCTGTGCCAAACGCCTTGATGAATGCGTTGCGGCTTCCGTGGATCGACGGAACCTTCAGCCCGGCAGTGCCTCGGTGATGCGCTGGGCATAGCGGGATGGTTTCCGTGTGGCTTGCGCGCTGGCCTTTGCCGACGCCGGCCCGAATGTGGTGGATCTCTGCAGGCGTCCCTTCATAGCCCATCAGACTGCAGGCAATGCAGCCCTGGTCAGCCACTCTCGACAGGTGTGCGCGTTCTGCCTTGGTCATGCTGCCTGCCCTTCTGTCTTGCGAATCAGGTCCGCATAGGCGTCGTCCATGGTTTCGCCTTCGCCCTTGCGTAGATCCTTAATGACCCCGCGCCAGTTGCAGCGGAAGCAAGACCAGATCCCGAAACTGTTGCGCATCCACACAAACCACTGGCCCTTCACCTTTGCCTTGCGGCGCATGAAACTAGCTTGGTCGGTCATGCCACCTGTCTCCTTGCCAGTTCTTCGTACTCGCCGTGCACTGGCAGCAGGCACCCGATGCTGGACGCATACCGGTCCACCTTGCCCATGAAGTCGTGCATTTCACCCTTGGTGTAATCGCGCAGGCTTTTCAGGTAAGTGGTTTCAACCCATGTGACTGGGCTAGGCCTGGTGATGCGGATGCCGTACTGGCGCTTTAGCTCGGTCTTCAGGTCTTCTTCGGTGAAGTCATAACCTGGCTGGTGTCGATTGACATGGTCGGCCAGCGCC